TATTCCTGAGGCGGAGCGGTCGAATAAGCGCCATCGCCCGGTAGGACTAGGCGTACAAGGCCTCGCTGACGTCTTCGCAATGCTCGGCATGTCCTGGGAAGCATCAGAGGCCGCCACGTTGAATAAGCGCATCTTTGCGCACATGTACTACGCAGCCGTGGAAGCCAGCGTGGACCTTGCGGTAAAGGAAGGGAGATATGAGACTTATGTAGGAAGCCCAGCCAGCAAGGGTAAGTTACAGTTTGATCTATGGAATGTGAACCCTCTTCAAGATGAAGGTCTTGACTGGGATACTCTTGGACATTATGTGTCCCGCATTGGCCTTAGAAATTCACTCCTCATTGCTCCTATGCCCACCGCATCGACCAGCCAAATCCTCGGCAACTGTGAATGCGTGGAGCCGTATGCGACCCATATCTTCACGCGCCGCACACTCGCCGGCGAGTTCATCGTTATTAACAAGCATCTGGTCAAGGCGCTCTTGGACCGCGGCCTCTGGACCTCAGAACTCAAGGATGCGATCATAGGAAACAATGGAAGCGTTTCAGGCCTCGCAATCGTACCCGAGGACCTACAACGCATCTTCAAGACAGTGTGGGAGATTAAGCAGAAGACCTTGATTGATATGGCGGCGGACCGTGGCCCCTACGTCTGCCAGAGCCAAAGCCTCAATCTATTTCTAGGCGATCCAGATTATAAGAAGCTGAGCAGCATGCACTTCTATGCGTGGCGTAAGGGACTGAAGACGGGTATTTATTACCTGCGCACTCGCGCCGTAGCACAGGCGCAGAAGTTTACAGTGGAGCCGACAGCACAGCAAGCACAGCAGCAGGAGTGCGTAATGTGTTCCTCATAAAATCACACACACAATTAAAATGAATGGTCTTTTTTGTAAGTATTGTAATAAGTCATTTGGTACAAATTTAGAACAGATGGCGCATCATAAGTCTGAATGGCATCGTATGAATGTAAAAAATATACTTGAAGACAAGCCTGTGATGACAGAGGAAACGTTTTTGAAATTCACAGCAAAAGACGTTGTCGCGGCGTTAGCGACCCTGAGAGACAAAACGCGAAATTATTGGAATACGTACTATCAAATCTATCAAATGGTTCGCCCTCCAAGTCCTTTTGCTGTGTATGTTAAGAACGCGTATTTTAACGATGCGTTTATTCGTCTGTTAGATGTCGGCTGTGGAAATTTAAGAGACACTCAATACTTTGCGGAAACAGCCGACGTAACAAGCGTAGATTTTGTGAATTTACCCAATTCTCTAACAGATGGCGCGCGCTACATACAAGATGATATCGTAAACGCAATACAATACAATAAGATACAAGCGTTACAGGATGTCATCTATATGCGTTTTTTCTTACACGCAGTTTCGTACGAAAAGGGCGAGAATGCGATTCAAGTATGTGATAAAGTTCTAAAACAAGGTGGTCTCATTTGTATTGAGGTTCGTAGTGACGATCAGTCGAACATACTGAAGGACGCCACAGCAGACCATTCGCGCTGGCTGTACACACAAGAACGGCTAAAATCAGTACTACAAGGATATGACTTGTTAGAAATTAAGGAAGAAAAGGGCTTCTCTCCTGTGCCGAGGGAAGACCCCTTACTGATTAGAGCGATTGCGAGAAAACCATTCTCGACCGCATACACTACGTCTAAAAACTTTCCTCTTTACAAAGCGCTCGTAGAGAAGAACAACGATTACCTTAAAGTGTCCTATTTGGATTTAACCAAGTTCAATAAATTGGTTGAAGACAATGGGATCCAATACACAGCAGTAGGAGGTGCCATTCTAGGCATTCTTAGACATGGCGGTTCCATACCATGGGACGCAGATATTGACATTGGGTTAGTCGAACCGCATTTTTCGAAACTTATTACTCTAAGACAAAATATATTTAAGATGCGAAGCAATACAAAGAACAGACGCTACCATTTTGGAACACTCGATGTCTTCCTTCTCGAAGACAAAGGAAACGAATGGTATGAAGGAGATAATGATACGATTTGTCATAAAACAGAATATTCAACACTACAAAAACTGACATTTGGAAAGACCTACATATACGCGCCAGCAAATTCTGAAAAGACCTTGGAGCGCAGATACGGTAAGGATTACTTTGTCAAAGCAAACATAAAAGGTATACAATCATTTACTTTAGAACCAGAAGATAGATGTCCAGCATAATCTACGCTGGCGTAAAATATATTCAGATAAGAAACGCAGTCTATTGTAAACTGTGTAAAGATACAATTGAAAGCAAGTCGGTACACGATTTCAAGACATGCTCATGTAACGCCTTAAGTATTGACGGTGGAACCTCTCCAGGCAATACTATTATTGGCAATCTTGCGGACGCAGAACCCAGAAGTATGTACTGTGCGAAAATAAATGATAAAACGCTATGGTTACCACAAGCAGTGATCGAAGAGACCTGGTCTAAACATAAATAACAAAGATTTACTAATCATGATTATTATTGTAGGAGGTGATGGATTTGTAGGCTGGCCTTTGGCTCTGCGCCTGTCGGCCGAATGCCATGACGTACATATTGTGGATAATCTATCGCGCAGACGGATTGACCTAGAACTCAATAGCAGTTCGATTACGAACATCGCGTCTATAGAACAGCGCCTTGAAACGTGGCAACGTACAACAAATAAAACCATAGGCTTTACAAATCTAGATGTTAGTACTGAGTTCGAGCAACTTGTCTCCCTTTTTAAAACTTTAAAGCCTACAACGATTATTCACTTGGGGGAGCAGCGGTCCGCACCCTATTCCATGAAGAACAGCCAAACCCGCAGGTATACAGTACGCAATAACCTGAACGGTACACACAATGTTCTAAATGCGATACTCGAAACGGATAGAACCATCCATCTCGTTCATATGGGTACCATGGGTGTATATGGTTACGGCGTTGTCCCTGATACAGTTGTTCCTGAAGGCTATATTGAAGTTGATATAAAAAATCAGAAGGGAGTAAAGTCGCCGGTAGAGATCCTACACCCTACGTATCCTGGTTCGGTCTACCATATGACCAAAACGCAGGACGCGCTCTTTTTCCAGTACTATGCGAAAAACTATAAGATGCGTATTACAGATTTACATCAGGGCATTATTTGGGGCACAGGTACAAAAGAAACAGCGCTACACCCAGATCTTGTAAATCGTTTTGACTACGACTCTGACTATGGAACTGTACTCAATCGGTTTATGATGGAAGCCGTATACGACCACCCGCTAACAATTTATGGCACGGGGCAACAGACCAGAGCCTTTATTCATATCGAAAACAGTATGGATTGCGTAGAAATCGCGATAAAGAATCCGCCTAACGTAGGCGAACGTGTGAAGATCTTTAATCAGGTTACAGAAACGCGCAGTCTACTCTCCCTGGTCGAACTAATACAATCAACATTTCCGTATGTTAAAACGCAATCAGTTAAAAATCCTCGTAATGAACTCGTTGCGAATTCTCTAATCGCCTCAAATAAGCAGTTCCTGGACCTCGGCCTACAACCTATCTTTATAACTGGGGACGAACTCCAGAAGTTGTATGACTTTATCCAAGCGCATAAGTCCAAGATTAACGAGGGAAATATTCTTCCGTTATCATTTTGGAATTAAAACCCGTTGTTCAATAAATGTCTAAAAACCTCGTCTTTACTTCGGCTGGTGATAGGACAAATTTCTATACGTTATGGACTAAGCCAACAGCAGAAACTTTTGACCTAGTTGTTTACTATTACGGTGATAACGACGACAACTTTGACAAATACTCTAAAGTCGCAAAGTATATAGAGAAGTCAAAAGGCTTAAAGTTCCAAAATTTTTATAAGTTTTGGAACAACCATCCGGAACTAAGTCAACAGTATGACCGGTATTTTATTCTTGATGATGACCTACAGTTCAGCGCTAAAGAGATAGCAACTATGTTCGAAGTCTCAGAACACTATAATCTTAAAATATGCCAACCGTCCTTTACGAGCCAGTGGCATTGGTGGCAACTTGTTAAGCATACACCAGGCATTCTGCTGAGCTATACGAACTTCTGTGAAGTCACCGCGCCGCTATTCAACAAACCAGCCCTAGAAACGTTTCTAGAGCATTACCAGCCAACGCTACAAGAATTTGGTGTAGATTGGCTATTTATGTGGTCAAACAACAAGAACCTAGAAACAAGTTTTGCGGTTGTTCATGCTGTTAAATGCTTTAATCCGCCAAATTCCGCAAAAGATAATAAACGCGAAATCAATACATTTTCAACATTTGAACATCGCAAACAACTGTGGCTCAACTATGCGAGGATAAAGAAAATACCAGCCTATGAGCCTAAAATTTACTCTTCGATCGCAGCTGAGAAAAAATGATACTTATCTTTTACCCACCCTAAGTAATTAGAAGGAATGAGGTTCTGTCCACTTTGTAATTACTATCTGTACCTAAACGCTGCTGATAATGCTGAGGTCCAACATCTGTGTAAGAACTGTGGGTTCTCAGAGGCCCTAAATCCTAAGACGAAGGAGGATGCGCTAATCCTTGAGACGAACTTTCGTAGCGGTAGCAGCGCAGGTGGAGCCGCTTCCGGTATCACAATTAACGACTTCACTCTCAAGGATCCTACACTACCCCATGTGAAGACACTTCGTTGCCCGAATGCGGGCTGCCAGAGCAACATTGATGAGAAGCTACGTGACGTTATCTATATTAAGACAGACCCGACTAATCTAAAGTTTCAGTACGTTTGTACGGTTTGTAAAACACAATGGACAAGTTAAGAGGAATGCCGACGCCTGTAGGCGAAATGAAGAAGATAGTAAGTCTTGTAGATCGCAGCGCTTTTGATGATTACGTATATCCTATTACTTCAGAAAAAACAAAGTTTCAGCCTGAAGTAAAACCCTATCATAATTTTACGAAAGAAGTCGTAACGTACCCATTTGTAGGCAGCCCAGAGTGGGGAAAGCGCATTACATTTGAAGTACCCTGGCCATGGGAGGGCGATTTTTTGAATTCAATTACTCTGCGACTGAAACCACTGTCTTGGATACCACCTGATGTTCAACAGCATTTAGGACCAACACTACGAGATTGGTCTCTTGATAACCCTAGCGAGTTTTATGTATGGGCAAACAATCTCGGAACATCAGCAATACAACTTGCGGAAATGGAAGTGGACGGCGTTATTATAGAACAATTTAGCGGTGACTGGATCAATGTATGGAACCGAACCCATCATACAGTTAGTGAGGCTACAGGATGGGATGATGCGACCTATGGATCGTACACACAAGCGCCATCCGTCAATAACATGTGGCCGAGCGAAGACGGATTTATCTATTGTTATTTACCGTTCTGGTTCTCACGATTTGCGAACACAGCATTTCCTTTAATTAGCACCAGAGGTCCTAGAACTGTGCGATTTCATATAACTCTACGGCCTTTCAAGGATGTTATCCAAAAACTCGGAGCGCCTCTCCGCTGCGACGAGACACCCTTGAACTCACAGTTTACTATTCTCGATGCGTCCCAAAACCACCAGACTATCACAGTTCAAGGCGGTGTACCGCAATTTGAGGCAGCGGATATCCTCGCAGGAATAAGTTATATTGACAATCCGCTTAGACAACGGTATGTTGACGAGCCAACCGAAGTTATGATGAACCCTGTTACAGAAATAACGTATGCGGAACCGCTCAAATATGTATTAAGTAAAACTGTTGATGGTATTAATGTACAACTACCTGTAGTTGCGAACGGACCGTTAAAACAACTACTGTTTTTCATCAGAAGAAAGGTCGTCGCTGAGTACAATGACTGGAATAACTATAGCGCAACTCCTACAGCAGACGCCGATGCGACATGGAACCCTGTACGGCCTCTGCTGAAGCGTGCGGTTCTTCAAGTAGGTACCGCAACATGGGTCGATGAGGGAGAGCTGTGGTGGCGCGCAGCCGCGAATACGCCGATGCCTGGTGGTGTTCGTGGCTATGGGTCTTATATTTATGGATATAACTTTGCTGAAAAACCTGTGGAGTTTAATCCGAGTGGTAGTCTTAATGCGAGCCGCGTAGATTTAAGGCTCAATCTTACGGTCAGTCCGCCGAACGGTACAAGCGACGATGAATGGACGGTGTCGGTGTTTGTGCTGACGACGAACTGGATGCGGTTCCAGAATAGTATTGCGAACCAGGTGTTCTCAGACTAAACAGCCAATCAAAGAGCCCGTACAGCAGAACAGACCACGCAATCAACAGGCCAACAAAGTAAAACGCCGCAAGAAGAAATACAAGAACTTGGAACATTTTTATAAGAAAAGAAAACCGACTTGAAAAAGTTCAATTTTTGCTTTCTAGTCAGCGTCCCACAAACCCACGCCACCTACAGCAATTCCTAGAGACGGATGGTTAATCACATCCTGAAGCAACAAATAATGAATATGTAGTGCTTCAGCATGCTGTCCGTCGCCATACGTTGTAGCAAAGACCGCTTTATGAATAAAGTCATCCGCTACGCCAGTAGGAAGATTGCCATACAAAGATAACATCGGTATCCGTCGAAGACAGCCAACAGGTCCACTAACAATAGTCTTCAGCACACCACCTGCGCAGCGCATTAGATCACGTACAAGACGTGTAGGGAGTTTCGCAAGTATGTACGCACGTCCCTTAAAGGTCACAGATAGCCATACAATCTCTGACGTCATTGCGAAGCCATGCCGGGTTTGGAATTGCTCCTCTATTTTTGAACGCACATCTACGCTGGAATCTAAAACCTCATACGCAGTACATAAGTAGTTACGTGGCGTCATCATGTCTGCTTTCACAGTATTCACTATACTGTCAACAATTCGCTGGAAGTAGAAACTGCCATTGAGGTGGTAGACGAGATGATTGTATGCGGTAAAGAGGTCGACCTCATCTCCGCTACCGCATCCCTTGATGGTATTCAGCAGATCTAGTTCTTTTGTAGGAAGTTCAGAGGATACGAAACGCATTTTGTAAATGGGTTTCGTAAACCGAAAATAATCATTTTTTGTAAATGCTTCACAAAGTCAGTAGCTAAGCCCAAGAAATCCGAATGAACGCCTTCTGCGGATAACTCCTCTCATCGAGACGCGCATCCGTATATGTGATATCGGAGTCTGGAAACGTCTTCTTCAAAAGAGTGAGTATCTCATCTAGATAATTGTGAGGAACAGGACCAGGATTTGCTTTATCAAGGAGGCCTCCATGTGCGCTGTGTGCCGCTAGTTCGTTCTTACCTAGAACTATATGGTCATAGAACCGATTGCCACGCCGGGCTAACTTATCAACAAACCAAACAATGTAATTTAGATAAATTGATAATTCGTATTCCCGGACTGCGTTCTCATAATCTTTCGCGTAATACTGAAGTGTTTCGCGAAGGATGGGTTGAGGCATTTTTATACTTGAAGGTTCTAAAATTCTCTTGTCAACTTTTTCATTAGAACAGATAATACGCTGCTACGATCACTATCAGCGCTGTTAACAATCTCAAACCTAAAAGCTTACCTACTTCCGCAGGGGTCGCTGTACCATTGAAAACATCCTTTAAAAAGTACATTTTGGCTACAAAGTAGCCGGACGAAGTTATTAATAGCACAAAAATAAACGCATAGATGTTTGCGTATTTCATTGTTTCTACTAGGTTTATACATTTTATGACAAATAATTTCTAACTTAGAAGTTTAAACACATTTAGATTTGATGACTTTTTAGCTTCACTAACTGAAGAAGAAAAAGCAAGAATTGTAACTTGTAACAAGAGCGGCGGCCGCCGAAGCCGCCAGTCCCGTCGTCGCCAGTCCCAGCGCCGCCAGACCCGCAGACACCGTTAAGCAATCTGTACAACTTATCGTTCCACAAAAAGATACGACATGTTACCTTCTGCGCGGATTTTTTTCGTTTAGTGCGTTTTCATTTGGGCTACGATCGAGGAACCCAACTCCTACAAATTTAAAATATTAAGATTAA